CTAATTTACATAAACGAAAACAAATGGTGTACAAGAAACGAAGTTGTATCATTTAACAACCGAGCTCCGTTAGGTTGGAGATACAATATGGGAGTTTCACACACAGGTTGCGCTGACCAATCATATAGAACTGCTACATTATGCTCAGATGGTTCTGATATGTGGGTTGGTTCTTCTGATAGTACATCTTCTTCTGGATTAGGAGAAGGTATTGCTGGAAATGACGAACCTGCAAAACATATGTCTTGTGGTTTCACATTTACAGATTGGATGGCGTCAACAGATAACCAATCTTGGAATATTAATGCAACAGGAAGAATGACTACTCCTGATGGATTAGCACCAAGAGTTATCCAAGTTGCAAGAAACTATAACAGAACATTTTGGTTATTTAACAATGGTGAAGTATATTCTGCTGGAGAAAATGGCAGATACGAATTAGGAAATTCAGAAACAACAGATAGACCTTATTCAATTAGAATAACTGCTAACGATACGCAAGACTGGCAAGGTAATACAATTGGAAAAACATTTAATCAAACTAGAATGGTTAAAGTAGGATTTTCAGACGAGGCACACGATAACGGTAATGGTTCTTGTTGGGCATTAGGTTCTGAAGGAAGTGTATGGGTATGGGGATACAATAACGAAGGTCAACTTGGTTTAGGTAATCCAGGAATTAATAATACAACAGACGCTTCTGGTGGACCAACTTCAACTGCTTTCTATAGTGCCAATGTACCAAGACCAGTAAGACTACCACAATCATATTTTGATGGACGAAGAATTGTAGATATGTGGTGTTCAGGTTCAGAAGAATGTTGGTGGCACGCACTTGACGATACAGGTCAACTATGGGCGTGGGGTGAAAACCAACACGGTGAATTAGGATTAGGTAACAGAAATGGAACTTATCACTATACAGAACCTCATAGAGTAGGAATTAACTGGAACAGATACGGCGGAATAAAATTATATAAATCAACTTGGGCAAATGGTGGACATCATTCTACACACATTTTAGATGGTGAAGGATATATGTGGTTCACAGGTTATACAACTTCAGGCGCTTGGCCGATAGGTTCTCCTGGTTATACAGATACGCACCATATTGGTTCGTTTAGAAGAGAAGGTCACTTTATAAATGGTGATATTGACTTCTTCTGGTGTGGTGGAGACGAAAACAAATGGTTGTATATAAGACAAAAATCAACAGGTATGTTATGGGTACACGATGGTAACTATGGAACTTATGGTGGTCGTGGACAATCAGTAGAAAATAATGGATACTGGTATGCTTCAGGTGGTCACCCAGGAAGTTTCTTACATATGAAAGGTCCTAAATGGACGGTTAATGTATGTGATGTAGGTATGAGTAGAGCTGATGGTTCTTATATGTACTCTTTCCCAATGATACTTGATGACGAAGGAATTATATGGGGTGGTGCTCCATATTCAAACGATGAACACGGTTTAGGTGGAACATCTACTAACGATGACCAATGGACAAATGGTGGTCGTAATGACACTCAAGGTTCTATGGAAGACAATGAAATGTTTAGAACAAGAAAAAGAATTGTATTCCAACCTTCAGGTGGTCATAGATGGACTGATTTATTCTATTCAGGAACTGGTTCTTCAAACATACCAAGAGCGCTTAACCAAAGAGGTCAAGTGTATTGGTGTGGATACGATGGTGGATCTTCGGTAACGCAACACTATGATTATTATAGTGAAGGTGCTGATAGTAACCAAACACAATACTTCTTCCACTTGGGTCCTAGAGACTAATATAAATACTATATTATAGACCTTTTAAAGGTCACTATATAAAAACTTGGAGTGAAAAATGAAAGACCTAGAAACCTTTATTGAAAAGGCACGAAGCAACTATGAAACAATGGATTTCATAGTAGATTACAACAACAATAAACTCATCAAAGAAGTTAAAGGAACTTACTTTTATAATCAATGGTTGGTTATAAATCAGTTAGAACATTTAACTTTAGAAATCACTAAAGACTTTCCAGAAATAAACATACGAGAAAAGCTATACGAGGCATTTAAACAAGAATGGCCGTATGAAGCTGATGATGTTTCAAAACCTTGGGTAGAACCATCAATGATGTATGCTACCGAAGTATGGGCAAACCATATAAAAGGAATAAAAGATTCTACACACAAATTAGTTGCTCAACTATACGCTACTCATAGCGAAATACATAAAAATCAAAAATCTTCTATACTAGTTAGTAAGTTAAAAGAGTTATTTGAAAAATATTATAAAGACCATAAAGATGAAATGTTAAATGAAGTTAAACAATCTTGGGATTTTAAAAGAGGTTTAATACAAGATTTAATGGCACACAAAGAACATTTAGATGAAGTCTTACCTAGAATTGCTTTATTCAAACAAGGTGCAAAAGAAATAATGGAAGATAAGACAGGTATTAATGATATGTCTGCTGGTAATAGAGACGAAACAGAAGATATGAAAGTAAGAGCAGAATTAATGAAAAATGCGGTTACTATAAAAGAAATGAATATTGATGATTTGCCAGAAGAATATAAAGATTATGTTAAAGAAGATATGAAAGCAGAACAACAAAAGAAAGATGAACTAGATAAAAAATTTGAAGAAGCACCTAAAAGATGAAAACATTAAAAGAACTTACTTGGGAACACCATAAAGAAGCTGAACGCCAAGGATTTGTAAAAGTAATGATGTCAGGTAAAATAAATCCTGAAATATATGGTATCTATCTTTTCAATCAACATCAATGTTATAATATATTAGAAGCGATAGCAATGTCAGAAGGTATCTTTGATGATATGCCTGAATTAAGACGAGCACCTGCTATCAAAGCAGACTTTGATGAATTGTGGACTTACAAATGGCAACCACCATTGCTAGAATCTACAAGTAAATATATTGATTATATTAATAAGAATTTAATGGACAATCCTGATAAGATAGTTGCTCACATTTATGTAAGACATATGGGAGACTTATCTGGTGGTCAAATGATAAGAAAAAAAGTACCAGGTCAAGGAAAATATTATCAATTTAATATTAGATATGTTGAAGGAAGAAATCAATTATATAAAAATGTTAAAGAATTAAAAGAAGCATTAAGAACTAAAGTGGATAGTTATCAAAAGTATTCAGACCAAAGTACTTTAACTGAAAATATTAATAGTGTTGTTTATGAAGCAAGACAATGTTTTGGATTTGCAACAGATTTATTTAAAGATATGTAAAAATTTATTAAACAAAACGAGAAGAGGTTTGGTGATGGCAATTTATAAACGAAGTAGAATATGGCAGATGTTAGAAGAAACTACTACTTTTATTATAGAAGTTTTTAAAAGAGAAGGTAAAGAAGTATTTGAACCAACTATGGAAAAATTTAATCGTCCAAAAGACGGTTGGGTTAATAGAGTATGGGAAACACCAGAAGCAAGAAGATGTCATTTAGATGTTGTGGATGCTAGAGAAACAAAAGGTTTATATATGTTTCATTGTTGTGTGTTTCCAAATTTAACACATCCAGGTCCAATATATGGACTAGATGTAATTGCTGGTGCAAAAAAGGTTACAGGTTTCTTCCACGATTTTTCTCCATTAGCAAAAAAAGACCATTCAATGGTTGATTGGTTTGTGAATGAAGCAAAGAATTATGAACCATCTAAAGTAAGAGAACTACCTGATTGGGCAATGAAAATTTTTAGTCCAGGTATGGTAGCTGCTAGTAATATAACTACTGAAAAAGAATTAAATGCCGCTTTAAGTTTAGCACAATGTAATTTAGGTGCTTACTTTACATTATTAAGACGAGAAAAAACTAAAGGAGATATAGAAGAAATAAAAGACGCACAAAACAGATATGCTAAACATCAAAGAGAAAATCCTCATACACCTAGAGTTATGAAGTCTCTTGGATTACCTGAAGCTGATGTAAAAGAATTTTGTACAAACGCATTATTTCCCTATATAGAGTAATGGAACATTTAGAAAAATTTACACAGGTCATAGAAGATTATAAATCAGATGGAAGATATAGAACTTTTAATGATATTATAAGAACAAGAGGAAAGTATCCTCACGCCATTTGGTATTCAAAATACTCAATCAAAAATATTGTCAATTGGTGTTCCAACGATTATCTTGGTATGGGACAACATAACTATGTTATAGACTCAATGAAAACAGCACTTGAAACGAGTGGAGCAGGGGCAGGAGGTACAAGAAACATATCTGGTACTACTCACTATCATAATGCTTTAGAACGAGAGCTAGCGTCTCTCCATAAGAAAGAAAAGGCATTATTATTTACTTCTGCTTATAATGCTAATCAAACAAGTTTAGAAACTATGGGTAAGATTATACCTGACTTATTGTTTATATCAGACGCACAAAATCACTCTTCAATTATACAAGGTTTACGCCATAGTAGATGTAGAAAAGAAATCTTTAAACACAATGATTTAGAAGATTTAGAAAGAATTTTAAAATCAGACCAAGGTCCAAAGTGTGTAGTATTTGAAAGTGTATATTCTATGGACGGAGATATTGCTCCTGTAAAAGAAATAGTTGACTTATGTAATAAGTATAATGCAATTTCTTATATTGATGAAGTACACGCTGTTGGTCTTTATGGAGAAGAAGGTGCTGGAATATGTGAAAGAGATAATGTAGAAGTTGATATAATAAATGGAACTTTAGCAAAGGCGTTCGGTGTACAAGGTGGATACATTGCAGGAAAGAGAGATTTTATTGACGCAATAAGAAGTATGGCAAGTGCTTTTATATTTACAACTAGCGTGAGTCCTGTTATTTGTGCTGGTGCTTTAACAAGTGTTAAGTATGTTAGAGACCATCCTGAATTAAGAGAACAAATACACGAAAGAGCAAATAAAACAAAAGACGAACTTGCTAGACAAGGAATAGAAGTTATGAAAAATGATAGTCATATTGTTCCTGTTATTATTGGAGAAGCTAAAAGATGTAAAGCTATATCAGATGAATTACTTTACAAAGAAGGTATCTATGTACAACCTATTAATTGGCCGACGGTTGCTGTAGGTACTGAAAGATTAAGATTTACTCCTACACCATTTCATACAGACAAATTAATATTTGATATGGTAGTTAAAGTTAAATCTGCAATCAAAAGATGTGGCAAAGGTTTAAAATATGATAGATAAGATTATAGCTGACGGTGGAGACGGATTAGATGTTCTAATATATTGCCTATTCAATGAACCTTTTATACAAGGAATTATATTATTTGGGCTGTTTATGGCGTTATTTTCTTGGTACTATGATAAAAAAGATGATAAAGCGGATTGGAGTAACCGAAACGATTATCTATAAATTATAAATATAGCAAAGAATTAGAAGGAAATAACTATGGCTCAACCTAATACAAGACAGACATTAATCTCTTATGCTAAAAGGGCATTGGGACATCCTGTCATAGAAATAAATGTTGATGATGACCAAATAGATGATAGAGTAGATGAAGCATTACAATATTGGCAACAATATCACTATGATGGTATCAAAAGAACATACTTAAAATGGCAATATACACAAGCAGAAAAAACTAGAATGTTAACTAGTAATACTGAAGGTGCTACAAAAAATTCTGTAACCTCTACTTGGAAAGAAGATAACAATTATATTGTTGTTCCAGAAACCGTATTTTCGGTTACAAATATATTTCCTTTTTCAAACAAAGGTAATTTAAATTTATTTGATGTAAGATACCAATTAAGATTAAATGACCTGTACGATTTCTCATCAACTTCTGTTATTAACTATGATGTTGTAATGAGACAATTAGATTTCCTAGACCATATATTAGTTGGTGAAAAACCATTAAGATTTAATCAACACGATAATAGATTATACATTGATATGGATTGGGAAAATGATTTAATGGTAGATGAATATGTTGTTATTGAATGCTACAGAAAAATGGATCCAGACACCTATACAGATGTCTATAATGATATTTGGTTAAAGAAATACACAACTGCACTAGTAAAAAAACAATGGGGTGCTAACTTATCAAAATTCGCTGGTGTTGCTATGATAGGTGGGGTAACCTTAAACGGTGAACAAATCTATACACAGGCATTAACAGATATAGAAAAGTTAGAAGAAGAAATAAAATCGCTACAAGAACACCAAGCATTAATGATAGGATAAAAATACAATGGCCGTTAATCATTACTTTCAAGGCGGCGATGGCATAGGTAGTCAAAGTGAAAAACGATTAATAGAAGATTTAATTGTAGAGAATTTAAAAATCTATGGACACGCTGTTTATTATTTACCGAGAACTCTAGTTAATAGAGATTTAATCCTTGGCGAGGATTCTGCGTCTAGGTTTGACGACTCGTATTTAATAGAAATGTATTTTGACACACCACAAGGGTTTGCTGGTGAAGAAGAAATAATTAGTAAGTTTGGTTTAGAAGTAAGAGACGATACGACCTTTGTTGTTGCGAAAAGAAGATTCCAAGAACAAGTAGATGACCCAGCAAACCTAATGGTAGATGGCAGACCTAATGAAGGTGATGTTATTTACTATCCTTTAATGAATAGATTTTTTGAGATTGCGTTTGTAGAAGACCAGGAACCTTTCTTTCAACTAGGTAATTTACCTGTCTATAAATTAAGATGTAGAACATTTGAATATTCAAGTGAAGAATTTAATACAGGTCACGCTGACATTGACCAAGCTGATGATAGAAAATCACTTGATACATCTTTGGCACACCAGTTTAGACTTGAAGATGGTACACTAAATCAATCTTCTTATGATGGTTTCTTACAATTAGAAACAGGAGACTCACACGGTAATCCACTATACTTAATTAATGAAGAATGGGACGACACTACAACTGATGGAGACGCTGCTGAAAGTGTACAAACAAAATCTGCTTATGCTGATAATTTAGATTTAGATTCGGCTGCTGGTTTTGATACTGCAACGGTTAATGACGATATATTAGACTTTACAGAAAAGAACCCATTTGGAGAGGTTAAATAATGTTTGGAACTCATTTTTATAACGAAGGTATGAGAAGATTGACCATTGCTTTTGGTCAAATCTTTAATAATATTGTTGTACAAACAAAAGACGCAAATGGTTCAGTAGTTAAAAGATTTACGGTGCCATTAGCATATGCACCAAAAGAAAAATTTATTGTTAGATTAACTCAACAACCTGATTTATTAGATAAACAATTCGCAACGGTACTACCTCGTATGGGATTTGAAATATCTGGTATAGAATATGACCCTAGTAGAAAATTAAATAAACTACAAAAGTTTAGAAAACCAAAAACAACTGGTACTGCTACTGATAAAGAAAAGAAGATGGACTTTAACTATACTCCAGTCCCATATAATATAACATATAAATTGTTTATATTTACAGCAACTGCTGAAAATGGATTACAGATTGTTGAACAAATAGTACCATACTTTCAACCAGACTATACGGTTTCAATTAATATGGTTCCAGATTTAGGAATTAAGCGTGATGTTCCTATTATAATTGGAGACATACAATACGAAGATAGTTATGATGGATCGTTTGAAAACAGAAGAGCAGTAATATACACAATGAGTTTTACTGCTAAAACATATCTATATGGACCTGCAACTGATGGAGGTATCATAAGAAAAGTACAATCAGATTTAGGAACTGATATGACTAATAAGGCAAGAGAAGAAAGAGTAATAGTTATTCCTAATCCTTCTACTGCCAAACCAGGAGATGATTTTGGATTTACAACAACTATATCGTTTTTTGAAGATGGTAAAAAATATGACCCTTCAACAGGAAGTGATACATAATAATGAGAGGATATAATGGACGAAATATTAGTAAGAGACAATGCTCTACCAGAGAATGTAGCAAATAGTTTCCAACACAATATATACAGATTAGGTTATATAATATCTAAAGATATATTAGCAAATCAAATGAACAATCCAGGTATTGTTAAAGATGACAATACATTTAATACCGTTCAAATGGTACACCGTATCTATTCACACCTAGACCAAAGACCACAAGTTAATCCAGGATTAGAACCAATTAAATATGCTTTGAATATGATGGTTGAAGGTTTTGGTTATAAAGTGAAAGATATAATGAGATTAAAATTTAATATGATACAACCACATCCAGATTTCAAAGAAGGTATGTATAACACAGCACATATTGATGATGAAGAAATGGCACAACATTTTGTTTTAATTTATTATCCAATAGATTGTGATGGTGATACTTATTTGTTTAATGAGAAATTTGATAAACTAAAGAAACCAAAAAAACTAACTATACATAAGCGAATAACGCCAAAAGCAAATAGTTGCATTATGTTTAAAGGAGATAGATTTCACGCAAGTGCTAATCCAATTAAAAGTGAAATGAGAATTATATTAAATTGTAATTTTTCTTTATTAGAAAAAGAAGAGTTTAATGAACATAATAGAGATACAAGAAATGACCCCTTTAAAGGAACAAGTATAGAAGGTAAAGACTAATGGGAAAATTAGAAGACAAGGTAAATGATATTTTAGGTATTAAGGAAGAAAGTACTCCTGTCGCTGAATTAATGGTGCAAGAGAAAAAAGTTCCTGTACCTAGAGAAGAGGATCCTAAAAAGGACGATATAGATAACGATTACAAATATAGTAGAGAGAATTATTATAATCTTATTGAAAGAGGACAAGACGCTATTCAAGGTATATTAGATGTTGCAAAAGAAGGACAACATCCAAGAGCATATGAAGTTGCAGGTGTATTAATTAAAAATGTAGCTGACACCGTTGATAAATTACAAGACTTACAAGCTAAATTATCAAAGCTAAAAGAGTTGCCTAATAAAACAACTGCTAATATCAAAAATGCTTTATTTGTTGGGAGTACTACAGACTTGCAAAAGATGTTAAAAGATAAAAAAATTAAAAATGTAAATGAACAAACACCATCAGAACAAATGCAAGATGAATTAGAACCAATTGTAGTAAACGACAAAGAGAAAAAAGATGATTAATGACGCATATTTAGGAAATCCAAATCTTAAAAAATCAGGTACTCAAACCGAGTTTACAGAGGAACAAGTACAAGAGTTTCAAAAATGTAGTGAAGACCCAATATATTTTATTACAAAGTATGTAAAGATTGTTTCACTTGACCACGGTTTAGTTCCTTTCGCAACTTATAAGTTCCAAGATAAGATGATTGATACTATGCACAACGAAAGGTTTTCAATCTATAAACTACCTAGACAAAGTGGTAAATCTACAACTATTATATCTTACTTATTACATTACGCATTATTTAATCCAAATTCAAGTATAGCGATTCTTGCCAATAAATCTTCTACTGCTAGAGATATATTGGGAAGATTACAACTAGCTTATGAAAACTTACCTAAATGGTTACAACAAGGTGTTATCAATTGGAACAAAGGTAATATAGAATTAGAAAATGGAAGTAAACTAGTAGCGGCCGCAACTTCTTCAAGTGCTGTCCGAGGTGGTTCATATAATATAATATTCCTTGACGAGTTTGCTTATGTACCTTCTACTATTGCTGAACAATTTTTTAGTTCCGTATATCCTACAATTACTTCTGGTAAATCAACTAAAGTAATTATAGTATCAACACCTCACGGAATGAATCAATTTTATAAATTGTGGATAGACGCTGAGAATGGACGCAATGATTATGTTCCATTAGAAGTACATTGGTCAGAAGTTCCTGGAAGAGACCAGAAATGGAAAGAAGAAACAATTAGAAATACCTCGGAAGCACAATTTGCTTCAGAATTTGAGTGTGAGTTTTTAGGTTCTATTGATACATTAATATCGGCTGCCAAAATAAAAGCGACACCGTATATAACACCATTACAAACAAATGGCAGATTAAGTGTATTTGAAAAACCTAATAAAGGAAACACATATCTATGTACGGTTGATGTTGCCCGAGGTTCTTTAAAAGATTATTCAGCATTTATTGTTTATGATGTAACCAATTTACCTTATAGAATAGTTGCGACATTTAGAGATAATGAAATTAAACCAATCTTATTTCCAGAAATGATTGCTAAAGTATGTAAACAATATGACAATGCACATATACTTGTTGAAGTAAATGATATAGGTGCTCAGATTTCAGATGGTTTACATTTTGAAATTGAGTATCCAAATGTATTAATGACTACTCAAAAAGGTCGTGCTGGTCAAATACTTGGTGCAATGTTCAGTCAAAGAGGAAGCCAATTAGGTGTTCGTATGACTAAACAGGTTAAAAAAATAGGTACTGCTAATATAAAATCAATTATTGAAGGAGATAAACTGATTTACCACGAC